CCGCGCCTTGGGACACTTGCAGTAGTTTGTTGAGCATGGAGGCCGCGTTGACTGCGGTGATTTCTTCTCCGGCGGCTACCGCCATCATCTGCTTACGCAGTGATTCGTAGTACTTCATTTGCTGAGAAGTTAGTGGAACTTCCCGCGTAGAGAACAACATGTCCGGCAGGTCTAAACACTCTTCTTTAGTAAACCGTATTGCGGGCTGCAACACTTGATGGACAACCTGCTGCGCGTCTTGTTTAGGGACCCACTTAAACTGATTAATCTTAAGCATAACCTTGTCTCTGAACGCCCCAAAGAATCTAGGTACGCTGTCAGGGTTAACAAGTTTAGCGAGGCCGTAAGCGTCCAGCGGGGACTGCGATGCGGGGGTTCCCGTCATCAGCCACAAGCGGGTAGATGGTTTTATTAAAGAGGCCAGTGCTTTCCACCGATCCGTCTGCACGGACTTTATAGCGTTGGCCTCGTCTATGATGATTAGATCAAACCCATAATCCGCAAGCTCTTTGGTAACTACTTTTACACCATCAAAGTTGATGATGACGAACTCGTAATCGTTACGAAAAACTTTCTGACGCTGCTCGCGGGATCCTTGGGCGATGGCTACTTTGCGATGCATGAGCGTCCTGAACAGGTCGGCCCGCCACGCGGTGTCCATAATAGATACGGGGCACACCACCAACACACGCTTCACCTTACCCTGCGCCATGAGGTAGTCAGCGGCCCATGCGGCGGCGCTTGTCTTGCCCGTTCCGGCTTCAGAAAAAACAAAACAGCGTGGGTGTTTGGTTAGAAATTCTGCGGTAGTTTTTTGGTGCTCAAATGGTCGGTACATACCGGGCCAGTCGTACCGTTTAAGTATCGGCATGGGCACATCTTTGATGCCCATATTGCGAAGCAGTTGCGCTTCTTCAAACCCCCAGTGAACTAGGAGGCGCGATACGTCGCCGTTTGATGCAAGGACTTGGCTCTTGGGTATGAGAGCAGTAATTTGTTCAGCCTTGCGGGTGTTGAACAAAAGGGCTTTGTCATCGATGATTTCCATTGTGCGTGTTGAATAGACATGAAAAAAAGCTGGGTAGCTAAACTACCCAGCAAAACCAACTAACGTACCGGCAACTGCTTACCAGTGATTGAATACTAGACTACTTTTTGCTTTCGCGCAAGCTTTTTTGGGACTTCATAGCGCCCGTATTTGTGCGGGCAAAACTGCGGTTGCTAGACTTGTTAACGGCTCTAAGATTAGATGGCGATGAGGTGCCGCCCTTAGACAAGGCTTTCTTATGATCTACATCTACATCGGAGGGTAGATCGCCATTCTTCTTTTCGTACACTCGCCGAGCCTTGTTGCGCTCAGAGCGGTTTTTAATCTGTTCCGGGGTGCCTTGGTACTTAGCGTACTCTTCAGCATAATTACGTGGTTTAGCCATTGTGGTTCTCGCAGGTAGTTACTGGGCAAAACTTACACAACGCGGAGCCGCGCGGGTTCCATACATTGTGCTCTATTGCTGCTTCAATTGCGTTTGCTCTACCTGCCCATTTGGAGTAGATTTCTGGCAGCCTGTCTCGGGTGTACTCAGCACGAATAACGTCTCCGGCTACCAAGAACAGCAGCGCCCCCCGCACCGTATCCACATCTTTGTGGTGGGCCATAACCATAGCTGCCATAAGCTCTAACTGCGCGGTGTCCGCGTAGCGGCTGGACTTGCCTGTTTTGTAATCAGCTACCCTAGCAATTCGCTTGTCGCGGTTGATGCAGAGGTAGTCCGGGATCCCTCTAAACCATACATCTTTATCAAAAAATCCACATGGGCTAAAGTCGGCTCGGATGCCGAGCTTTTCTTCGCATCGAATGTCTCCTCCGGCAACGGCGAGAGGTTCCACGAATTTTTGGTACGCTGCAAAACTTTCTGGTAGTGGTGTTTTATCACGGATGTATTCTTCAAAAGCTTTATGCACGGCGGTGCCGTACAACATGGCCTCTGTTTCTTTCTGTTTAAACTTTTTTAATATACGGACTTCGTGGTATCTACGGGGACACCCTTCAAAATCTTTGATGGCTGAATAGGAATGAACGAGCGGCATAGAAAATACCAAGTTAGTTTTTGATACCCCTAGTGTACCAATTAACAGTCTCCATAGGAATCCCCTACGCCCGATTCGCAGGCTAGGGGTAGCTCTTGTGCCCACTTGGGTCGCCATGACATGCACTCCTCTACGTATTGTATAGCTTCGGCCTGCTCCGCCTTAGGCGCAATGCAGGCTACGGCGTCGTGAACCGTTAAAACTGTTTTGTATCTTTTAGCGATGCGCAGCATCTGTTCACCTACTACGCATCGGGCCACGGCTTGTGTGAAATTCTCCACAACCTTACCCCCGTATACGTAGGTTTTTATTCCTTTTGAGGAATACACCCACTGGGTTTTGCCAGTCTCCTCATCCGTATGCCTACGCAAGTCTGGGTACTGAATGTGCAGACCGTTTGGTAGCGTCAACCCTTTGTTGGGCTCAACCCGAATTATCCCTACCGCATCCACCTGCATAGCTTGCCCCATGCTTAAGGCGGACAGGGCTTCATCAGACTTTTTCCAAAGCTCCGGTATCCGGTAGTACGTGCTTCGGTACGTGTCGATGATGCGCTTGGCTTCCGCTTCGCTGACCTCTACCCCCGCCTGTAGCTTGAGAAACGCCCGCAACTTAACGTGACCTACGCCGTAGCCCGCGCCCAGAATCACCACCTTACCCACTTGCCGCTGGCCTTTATCTATGGCTTCAATCGGCACGTTGTAAATGGCGGAGGCCATCATCTTGTATACGTCCTCTTTGCGAGTAAACGCATCGACCAGTTCTTGCTGTCCCGCCAGCCACGCTAAGGTTCGCGCTTCGATCTGCGCGGAGTCACAATCAATTACAACGTAACCTTCAGGGGCGCGTATGGATTTCTTTATTTTGCCAGCGTCCGGCCCGCGCGATGGCAGGTTTTGCAGATTAACCGAATCTTGCCCGCTCCACCTGCCGGAGTGCGCTCCATAATATCTAAGGGGCACCGGGAACTTGCCTCGTGACGCCATGTCTATGAAGCGTTCCGTGCGCGTCTCTTCCAACGTAGTTTTGTTGCCTAGCCTAGCCGCAACTAAAGCTTGCACTCTTGGGTCCTCATGTTCGCCCAATAGCTTAAAAGCTTCGTCCGTTTTAGCAAATGCATAGGCTTGCTTACCGGTCGTGGGGCTTACCTTCATAGGCGGCTCTACGTTATAACTTCGTAGCAACTCCGCAAACTTTGCGTTTGACATCAACAGCTTTTTGATGCCGTCCATACCCGCGCTGTACACTTCGTTGACGTATTCTGGATCGGCGTCTTTGAGCATCATGGCCCTGACAGACTCCAGCAATGCTTCCTTGCGGTCCCGCACGTCAATCAAGTGGGCTTCTAGTAAGGGCTTGTCTAGTTCTAACACAGGGTCTATAAACATTCGCAGGGTCAGGTCCAGCAGACGTAGCTCTTGCTTGGGGAAACCCATTTCCATATATTTACAGAACAACTCGTGAGTCAAGTCCACGTCATTCATGCAGTAGTTTGCGTAGCGGGCTAGCTCCTCCGGGCTGAAGTCGGCATAGCGTTTACCCAGCGCGTTAGCTACTTCGTCGCCCTTCATACCTACGCCCATACGGGCGGCTTGGGACTTTAAGCTGTGTGACTTTTCATGCGGGAATAACGCTCTCGACATGCCCATAATGTCTATCCACAGGGTAGCTTGTACGCCGTATAGCCACCGCAGTATGGCTCCGTCAAACGCTGTGTTTTGGCAAATGACCGCTGTATCTGCCCAATCAAATTCGGTCAGGTAAGCTTCTACTTGGGGTTTGGGCACCCAGATTGTGGGGTCTGTATTTACTTTTACAGCAATCCCGATGGTTTCAAACTGCGGGGATCGTATGTATGCTTCGGTGGTTAGCTTGGTAAGACTAAAGTCTCGGGAATAGAAAGTTTCAAAATCGATACTTATAAGTTTCATTTTAGGGCGGATTCTAGAACCTCTAGGTTGCTTTCGTTTATGACTAGCCCTATGCCGCCAGCGGCTTCTATCCGTCTAAGATTAGATAGCTGGAGTTCAGTGGGTTTATTGCGGCCCGCTTTTACTTCGATACCAAAGAATTTACCTTTGACGCAGGCTAGGATGTCTGGGGTGCCGTTGTTGGCGTACACCCCGCCGATGTAGTTTACCGCATAGGCATCATACTTTTTCAGCAGGGCATGTACTTTGGCTTTTACTTTGGCTTCAGGCGTCAAAACGGAGCTTCCTCAAACTCGTCTTCCTTCGGCGGAGGTGGGTTCTTTTTAGCCCACTTCCTAAGCTCTTCGGGGTTGACCCGAGTAAACGGCCACGTTGGGTAGGGCATAGAGGCGTTCCATTCTTGGGTGTCATCTTGCATTGCTTACTCCTAACGAAAACACACTGTTGATCAGGTACGCTTTAGGTGGCGTTTTGGGAGTTAGCGGTTTGACATCGGTGCGTTCTCGGATCGCATTCCTAGCTTTTGTGGTAGTCCAAAAGTATCTACAGAACGAACGCCGTGTGCGATAGCCGTCGTATGAATACCTACGTTCCATACCCAGATACCCGGACTCATACAGCTTGGACAGCCGTCTACGCATAGGTACTTCATGCATGCCTAGCATGCCGCTCAACTCAGAGGCGCTAACAGGAAATTCCTGCTCGTCAATATAGCCCAGCAGGGCTATGGTTTCAGAACGAAGTCTAAAATCAGGTTGGGTCATTTTCCACCGCCACTACGTCAGAGTACACGCTTTCCGGCGCAATTTCATTTGGCCCGTAGTCTTCTACGGACCGGCGCAGTCCTTCTTTTAGCATTTCGATAAAACCATGCCTGAATATTAAATCATGCTCTTCTTTACTGAGATCCAGCATAAGAGTAGCGCTACCGTCTGAATTATCAATTACGTTCGTAACAATCATTTCCGGCTCCTTAGTTCGTCAACAGATGTTTTAAAAGCTTTAAACGCGCGGGCAACTTTTACGTGCCAAACTATACGAAACATGCGAATACGCGCGGTGATAGTAGTCCAGAGCGCGGGCTCTGTTTCCGCTTCTTCTCTAAGTGTTGCTAATAATTTATCAACATACTGACGCGTAGCCTCTATCCTAGCGGGGTCCATTTGGATGGTCGATACCATTTCACCCGCATCAGATCCATAATAATCATGTATCCACTCTATGGCCTGTTCAAATTCGGGGTCGTCCTCTGCTCCATACTCAGCCGCTAATACAATCATACGTATAAGTACCCAGTCTTTCGCTTCGTAGTCCATACAAACTCCTTTAAATTGAATCTAAGATATCTAACTTGGCCGCCTCTAACATGAATACGCTACGTTCGGCGGATACGTTGGCGTAAGCCACCTGCAAGATGTCCTCCTCATCAAAGAACACCACCATGCAGCTTGAATCTTCGGTCATCATACCCCTAACCTCGTCTAGAAGTTCGTGGGAACTTTTGCTCATCCTTATAACGTTCGACATTTCTCTTCCTCCTCATCGGTTAACCATTGACGTACATAGAAATGCTTACCCAAGTCCTCAATCTCTTCTTGAGGATATCCATTAGCCACCAGCCATTCGTGCATATTCCCATCCTTTTCTGTATCAAAGACTCTGGGGAATCCATACTTCCACCCGCTGGGGGGATCAATCCACTTTTTCATATTGATCCTTAAACATTCGTTGATGGCACATGTCTTCAAAGATATTCCACAGCTTCTCTTGCCTCAAAGAATTGAGAGTGATAAGCCCCAGCAGGGCGTTAGCCATGTCATCTTGAGACAGCTCCGGCCCATTACAGACACGATCAAACAGCAGGTTTAAATCTGCCTCCATGTCCGCCCGTAGGATGGCCTGTTCTAAATCAAATCTGTCGCTCATGCTTCCCTCGCTTTCAGCATTGCATTTGCCATTTCATAGGCACTAAACGCAGTGAACTCCGATGGGCTTTGTTCGCTGTCATCAAGGTTTTCTCTCCAATCAGCACACCCAAGCAATGCTTGCATAGCCTTTGCCGCAAAGTAATCCCGCAGCGTCATGCCAGCAGTCAGCGGTTTCTGTAGGTGTGTTATTTCATGGGGGAATGCAAATGTATTTTCGTTCATGCGTTCTTCTCTTTTAAAATATTGGCGGCAAACACCATTCCTGCAATAAAGTATTCGTGGTCAAACATAGGGTTTTCGCCATCAGGCATATCTTCTTGGGTCAACCCTACCCATGTGCGCTGTGGTGGGTAATTGTTGCGACTACAAGCAACGCACTCATAAAGAATTTCTGCTTTGCACTCGGGGCATACAGGCTCTTGGCTTTCACTCATGCTTGTCCCCTTGCTTGGATAGCATCAAGATTGTCAATACAAGCTGCCCATGCTGATTTTGCCGTCGGGTTTTGTTCAAACATGGCATACACATCAGCGTGTTTCTTGCAAATTTCAGCACAGGCCGCACGCTCTTTCGCTGCGACCAGCTTTGCGAAGCGCTCAAGGTCAGTGATATGCACATCAGAATTCCCATACGTGGGCGAGAACCACATCTCTCCATCTGCCATCAGGTCAGACTGTTTGGCTAGTTCAATAATTTCAAGCATGCTTGTTCTCCATTTGCGAATTCATCTTTGTATATAAAAACCAGCGAATAAGATAAACGCTAAGAAACAAGCCACGGCGAATAGACCCTTCACGATCTGCAAGTTCTGATGCCGCCTCCAGTTCTTCTCAAAGACCAGCTCGGATTCTTTGATTTTTTGCTTTAAGTCTGATTGAATAGTCATACGTTTTCCTTAAGTTTGTTTCAATGTCGTGTTTGGTATGTGCTAACGCGCGGGTTGTTGCGATTTGTCGCGTTTGGTATGCATTAATTTGCATATTGTCGCGCTCATACCATCTCCCCGTAGTAGGAAAGGATTTGTTTGTAAGCACCCTTCAAAGCGCCGATGTGCTGCGCCTCGATCTCAGGTTCGTGGGAAAAGACGGGGATAGTTTCTACCTCCAAAAGCTCAAGATCGTTTTTCAGTCTT